TAGGAACCGTGCGCCGAACCGTCATGTTTCCGCTCTCGGTGTATGGCGTCTCGCCCTTGTCCCCGTCGAGCGTGAAGGCATATTCGTAGAAATACATCTTGTCGCCGTCGATCTCGCGGATCACTGGCGTCTTGTTGTTTTCCGTGTGCTTCGTACAGCCGGAGATCGTCACGGCGTCGCCGGCCTTGAAGTAGGCCGACCAGTCCACGCCCGCGCATTGGATCGTGTTCGCTTTCGCCTCCTCCTCAAAGAGTTTTCCGTTTGTGAAGGTCAGGCTTGTCCCCGCCCACTCGCTCTCCAGCGAGCCGAACTCGCCCGTGAGCGTGTTGTAGTATTTCTTGTCCGGCAGGATAATGAGATAGGCGCCGAGGGCGCAGAAAGTCTTTTCGTTGTCCTCCACGCTCCCGCGCTCGATGCCGCCGTAGAAGAACTTCGTCCCGTCCACCCAGGCAAGCGCGTCCCACGAGAAAAGACCGTTGCCCTTCGTGAGTGTCCGGAACAGCCGCCGCTTGCCTCGGCTGGCAAGCAGGGGATAGTAGTCGCTCGTCAGGTTCCTCATGTCCCACAGCTCGCCGTCACCGGCGCCGAGGTTGTGATTCAGCCCGCCGAACTTGACCTGTGTGCCCTTTCGGATGCCGTCCTGATAGACGATGCTCGGCAGCTTCATTTCGCTCCCTCCTCCCGAAAGACGAGGAAGCCGTCCAGCGCCTCGATCAGCGCGGGCTTGATCTCCGCCGGCGCCGTTACCTCGATAGGCGTGAAATCGATCTTCGTCTCCGTGTCCGCGAGCGCCTTGCGCTTTTTTTCGTATTCCTGCGCGCTTCCCCGGAGTGCAAAACGCCCGTTGCCGGTCATGCGGATGTTGCCGTTCTCGTCCGTATCCGCGTATTCCTCCACCAGAGCGCGCTCCTCGCGCAGAAAGAAGTCCGTCTCGTCCGCCGTGGCCCGCTTGACCTTCACCACGGCCAGCGCGAGGTCGTAGGGGAGCCGCTGCTGGCTCATTTCCTGCGCGGCAAGGTTGGCGTTGACTGCTTCAATGAGTTTCATGTTCTGCTCCTTTCCAGAGCGCGCACGCGCTCTTCAAGCCGTTGGATCATGTAGGTGTGCAGCGCCGAGAAGTCGGCGTAGCGCAGACCGTACTCGAAGGCGTCCGTCTCCGGATTGATTACAAGGCCCGCAAAGTCCCCGTTGGTGAGGCCCGCTTCGCCCAGCGCCTCCTCGACCTCCTGCGCGATGTAGCCGGTGTGCAGCCGCCCGCTCCTGCCGTCCCTCATGCGGAACGAGCACGGCTTCAAAGCGCGGAAGAAAACCTCGTACCGGCTCATGTCGTAGTCGATGTCTTTCTTTGCCCGCCGGTCCGAGCGCACGGTCAGCTCCTCCGTCGCATAGCAGCCGCCGGAGCACCAGATGCTCGCGCCGTCGCCGGTCATACGCGCGCCGGCGTTCGTGGCGATGAAGTAATAGTCCTCGTTGCTGCCCGACAGGATCGCGCCGTAGGTCATGCTCACGCCGTCGCTGCCGTAGCCGCACCCCATATAGCCGTAGCTCCTGCCGCCGGAGGTGAGCGTGAAGCAGTTGGACACATCCACAAGGTTCGCGCGGATCGTGCCGGTCGTGATGTTGTCCGCGTTGATGATCGTGTAGCGGTTCGACCTCTCCAGGTCGGTGAAGGCCACAAGGCCCGAGAACCAGATGTTCGCGCTGGACACGACGACGCCGTTGCTCATGAGCGAGATCGTCGAGTCCTCGCCGTCGTTGCTCGCCCGCAGCGAAAAGCCGTTCACGGTCTGCTGGAGCGTCGTCACCCGCCCGTCCGTGTTCGAGATGCGCGTCGAGAGGGAGGAGGCTGTCTGCTGGAGCGTCGAGATGCTCCCGCTCTGGTCCGCTATCGCGGTCGCCAATCCCTGCGCGGTCTGCTGGAGCGTGGTGATGTTCCCCTCGTTGTCCGATACCCTCGTCTGAAGGCCCTCTGCTGTGGCTTGCAGCTGTGTGATGTTGCCCTCGCTGTCGCTGATGCGCAGCGCCAGAGCGCCGGCGTCGATGGCGAGCTGAAGGATGCGCTCCTCATCGTCCTCGATCTTCGCGTAGATCGGCTCGGTGATGGCGCTTTCCCACCGCTCCTTCGCCGTCTTGTTCATGTTCCCGAGATCGAGGTTGTGCAGTGTATAGCGCAGCTGCTCGACCAGCAGGTACATATAGTCCTGGATGCTTGTGACCTTTTCCTCCATCGACTCTTCGCCCGTGAAAGCCGGGAAATTCGTGTCGATGTAGAGCCAGTTGGAAGGCATTTGCTTTCCCCCTTTCCTGAGAAAAAGGACCGGCCGATGGCCGGCCCTTTCGTTTATGCGCCGTAGGCTCCTGCGCGGTCGTTGAATACCATCATGCGCAGCATATCCGCCGAGAGGTCCATGTCGGCAGGAAAGCCGTTCGCGTCCTTCGCCCCGCCGCCGCGGATGGCTCCCTTGGCGATCAGCTTCAGGACGGTATCGGCCGCCCACGGGGCCTTCTCGCGGATCTCCTGCATGGTGTTGTATCGCATTTCCTCTTCCTCCGTTTCCTCACTTGGCTCGTTGAGCCGGTTCCAGAACTCCGCCTTCCACTTCGCCGCGTTCTCTCTTCCTGCCCAATAAGCAGGGCAGAGCTTGCCGGTCACGTCGAAGTGGCGGATCACGTTCTTTTGGGGGACGTTGTACTTCGCCATCAGAGAGCGCGTCAGCTTCAGAGCCGCCGTGACGGTCTCCAGCGCGGGCGCATACGTCCCGTCGCGCTTCGCGTCGCACAGCTCGATGCTGATGCTGTTCGTGTTCCGGCAGATGTTGTAGAGCGTCCCGCCGCCCGTCTGCGGGCAGGATGGGTACTTTCTGCCGCCGACCGCCCAGGCAGTATGCAAGTCAGGCACGCTTTGGTAGATGCTGTTCGCGTCCACGAAGTAGTGCGCGCTGCTTTTCACCACGGTCGAGGCGTAATACCTGGCGTTGTTCTCCGCGGTATCGCCGTCGTTGCCCGTGTAGTGAATGACAATGTACTTGATGGCCCGTGCGTTCCGTGCAGGGCCATAATTCCCTGCGTTGGCGTGCAGCTGCTTAATTTCCATCCTTGCCCTCCGCATTGAGCTGCTTGACGAAATAGAACGTGATAATCATGGTGTAGATGTTGAGGAAGTTGTCGGGGATCGCGTTCTGCACCGTCAGCACGCAGAATGTCACCGTGAGGGCAAGCGTCACAAGGCTCTTGACGCTCAGGAGATTTGCCAGTCTTTTATAAAGAATTTCCATCGTCTGTTTCCTTTCCGGACGCCGCTGCGTCCTTTCGTGTCGTTCGTTCCTTCAAAACCGTGCGCAGGCATAGGAAGAGTAGTTCCCCGCCGAAAAAGCCGAGGATCACCGCCAAAAGGCCCGCCGCGTCATTCCCTGTGCGAGAGAGGATGCGCAGCGCATAGTAGCTCGCGCCGCTCGCAAAGGCAATGCACCAGATCACCACCAGCTTTGCGAACAGGTGCGGGATCTTCCGCCGCCGCTTCATGTGTCCAGAATGGCGTGGACGCCCTGCTTCGCCAGAAATTCCTTCTGCTTGTGCTTCACGCCCGCGGCATAATCGAGCGCCGCGTGCATATCGCCGTTGCAATGGGCGTCGGGGATGCGCTGCACCGCTCTTGCTGTGGCCTCGGCCAATGCGACCGCCGCCCAGGTCCCCTCGATCAGGCACAGCAGCAGCTTCTCCTGCCCCTTCTGCTGTTCGCTGAGCTTCTCACGCTCCTTCTTGTTCCTCTTTCGCTCTCGGGCCGCCGCGGCCTCGATCAGGGCCACGATCACGACGGCTGCGGCAGAGATCAGCTCGCCACTCATGCCGTCACCTCCGTCCATTGGCTCACCCCAGGCTCCCACACGTTGCCGTCCACGTCGCTCGTCCACTTCTTGCCGTTGTGCGTCACCTTCGCACCCTTCGCGTAGGAATCGTGCGCGCCGAGCGGCTGGCTCCACGCGGGCCACTCCTCGCTCGGATCGCTCGCCTTTACCCACAAAGAGGTGGTGTAGCTCGGCTCCCAGCTCGCCTGTGAGGTATGGTCCTGCAGGCAGCGGTACAGCTTTCCCTTAAATGTGCGGTACTGCCCCGTCTTGTAGGCGGTGGGATAGGCCCACTCCGGAAACAGCGCCATGTGCTCGCCGGCTGTGGCGTCGTCCAGGTCTCCCTTCTCCGCCATCGCCACGAAGGCGATCTCGCTGGCCTCTCGCGTCTGTGCCATTTCTTCACGCATCTTCTGCGTGATCTCGGTGTAGCGGTAGTGGTCCGTGATGTGGTAGAGGTCGAATTTCTTCTCCTCGTTCTCCATCGACCGGTATTTCTCGACGATGCGGAACCGGTCGCAGATCACGCTGTCGTCGTACACCCTGCGCACCTCGACGTAGCCTTCGAGATCGCTGTGTGCGTCGCCCGCGGTCTTGAGGTTTTCCACCTCCACGCCGTTCAGGCGGTCTGTGCCAAAGATATATTCCATCTTCGACGCTCCTTTCTCATGTACTCTCTTACGACTTGCTTCATCATTTTCTGCGTCCCCTTGCGCACGAGCCTTCGGTAGAGGTGTACGCTGCTGCAATGCTTGAGCTGTCCCAGGCGGGACAATAGCCC